AGGAGAGATCCAACTCTCATGTTGAGATTCTAAAGAACGACACCTACACAACAGGGGGAAATCGAGAACAGACAACCAAGGGAAATAAAGATGAGACTGTTAGAGGGAACAGAACTGAAGTTGTTGAAGGAAACCACACTGAAACTATAACAGGGAATCAATCAGAGACAGTTAAAAAGTCTAAAACTGAATCAGTAACTGATAATAGGACGGAATCTGTTGGAAAGAATCATAGTGAAACAATAGGTGAGAATAAGTCTGAGACAATAGGTGGAAATAAGTCTGAAACTATTGGAGGTTCTCATAGTAGGAGTGTTAATGGTGGTACGAGTACATCAACAAGTACTGGAACTATGAATTTATCTGCTCCAATTATAAATCTAAACTAACCACCTGCAAAAACATTTCCACTACCATTTGCTGCTGCCGATCCACAAGAAACTGGGTCAGATATTCTTCCAAGTTGTCTACTATTAGCTTTAACACTTGAACTTCCTGCTGCTAACGTTCCAGCATGACATGATGGTCCAGGACAGCAATGAGTAGCCCAACCGTCCCCTTGTCTGTGTACACCTATACTATTACAAAGAACATTTCCACTGCCACCTATATTATTTCTTGGAGGCCAGCACCCATGACCTGTTCCACCGTCACCTTTTCTATGAACTGCTGGCATAATAACCTCAATAATTTAATTTAAAAGGTCTTTCATCTGAAAATGTTTGCTCAACCCCAACAGATATGACCTCATACTCTAAATTATTTATATCCTTAACTATATCACCTTGTTGAAAAAAACCCACAACATTTTTCAATCTTATATTAATCCTGTAAACTGTTTGTCCATCAACTACTGCTGTGTAAGGGATATTTCCTCTATTGGAATCTGTTCTTGCGTAAACCTCTCCACTACCATTTTCAGAATAAACTTGTCTATCCATAATAAAGATGCCATCGATAATGCTATTCCCAGAAACACTTTGCAAAGTCATACCAAAACCTTTAGTTCTCTGAAGTCCACCTTCATCGGCAGGTTTACCTAAAGCATTTAAATAATCGTCACCAGTATAATATTTTTTACCATTGTATGTGATATATTCAACATCACCTCTTTGTATCTGCTCTTCCAAATACCCTTCTATGAATTGATTTCTTATTGAAGAGAAGTTTCTGTTTATTTTTATCTTTAGTGTTTCAGTATCAGATTTTGTTTCAATCGGAGTTTCTGGGGGAGGAGGTGGAGTGGGAGTTTGTTCAGAAATTGTAACAGTTATAGTTAAATTAATATCATAATTCCTATCTTGGTTGACTATGTAATCAAAATTACCACCTGCTTCAAGTAAATTATAACCAAATTCATAAAACCCACTTGGACTATCGTACCTATCAAAACTGAAACCATCAGGTAAAGCAAACTCAGGAACAAAGTCTTTTAAAAAAGATACACCCCTTTTAAAATTTTCCGGAATAGGGTCTGGTGGAACTGGAGTTTTTAACAGTATATTAATAGAATCATTGGAAAGTGTTACCGTGTCTATTATATTTGAACCTTCTAAACCTGTAATGGTGTATTCATAAGAAGTATAATCTGGAATAAAAACAGTACTTCCTACTGGTGGAGTATATTTTACAGTTATGGTGTTCTCAAAATCTAACAATTCAAAAGCCTCATCACCAGAATATCCATATTCAGTATTATCAGCAGAATTTTTTAGTTCATATGTGATTGGGTTAAATAATCCCGACCATTCAAAATTACCAGAAGATGTTTCTTCTTCCTCTTCCATTGTCAACTCTCATTCTCTTCTTCTATTGTTGGGGATAGATTATCATTAAATCTCACAGAAAAAGGTTCACCAGTTCTTGGATTTTTTGATGTATGATTACTTGTTAAGAATAATTCTTCAGAAGTTTTTAAATTAAGATCTCCCATAATCAAAAACCTCAAATCCCTATCATACTTCAATGTATCTCTTTTTTCAGAAATAGTATCTTCATCAAAATCGAGTTTAGATAGGAAACTGACTAATCTCTCAAGTTTGTCCTCTGGAATTTTGGATAATATTTCTAATATCTTGAGATACTTATCTGCTCTTGTTTCTTCTTTTACAGTTTCTATTGATTTCATCCGCAAGCACCCAACAATATTTCACCAGTCCACATTAAAAAGAACGGAGACATTAACATTGCTATTGCGATGTAAATGATAAAGAACCATCTAAAAAATATTTCTAGACCGTCTGCAACATAACTAAAACTTCTCTTGAATCTCTGTTTCATAATCTCTAATCTCACTTATTTTCAAAAGGAGGCAACCTTCAACTAGAATCAATCTATGAATCTCATTTTTAGGAACCTCTATAATATCACCATCTTTTATTTGGAATGGTGTTTGGTTATCAAATTGGAAAAAACATTTTTTAGCATGCATCACTCTAACTATTCTATCGTGTTGGTCTTGATGCCATATAAACTTTTCTTTGTCTGCATATTTAAAATTTCGTATAAAAGTTATTTCATCTAACCAAGTATCAACATAAGGACCTACCAAAAGAAATTCCCCCCACCTTTTAAACCTAATGCTTTTGCATATCTTGGCAATCTACATGCCCAATATCCAGGCTTTGTTTTATCTGTTTTCTGTTCACATTTATGTCTTGCAACAAAACTCTTTCTTGCTTCTGGATCATTAATCTTTGCTGTCAGTCCAGTTGTATCACCAAATTGAACTTTGATTACATTCCCTTTATCGTTTTTCACATAAACATAGTATTTTTTTGAACCACCCCTTTTAGGTTTGTTCAATTCAACTTTCTCATCTTCTTCAACCAAAGGAAAATCTAAAGGTATTTCTTCACCATCAAACATTGCAAACTTACCCAAATCACCTTCAAGAATTTCTTTATCAGAATAAGAAAGTCCATTTAGTTCACCATTGAACATCATTCTTCTTGCTTCAATAAAAAAATTAAAATATTCTTTTGAACCCATACGAAAAACATTTTCTGTGAAAGGAACTCCATTTTCAATATGAAACTCAATAGATTCTTGAATGTGATTCTTCTCTATAAAAGTTTTTATTGAATATCTCATTTTAAATTATCTTCAAATTTATCCAGTTCATCTTTTACCTTTTCATATTTGGTTTCTAACTTTGCAGCAAACTTTGCATCAAGTAAAGACCAAACTAAAAGAATAGTCAATCCCCACATTGCAATGTAACCAAAATATTTTACTGCCATGGATAATAAAAATATACCGACAATCCATATTGCCATTTGTCTTTGTAATTTACTCATTTTAACACCTCATACTCTATTTATACTATAAAAAAGAGGAAAAGTCAACGGTTGATAAAAAAAACTTGAAAAAAGAATACTAAAGTATTATTATTAAATAATATGTTATAAATAATATTATATAATATATTAAGCGCTTATTAATATATATATTTATTATATATTTATATATTATATTTATTTATATATAATACTTTAGTATATTTCCTGCAGGAAAAGGTAAAACCTATGAGTGGAAAAAGAGAATTTAGTGACATATCCTTATCTTTTGAGAAAAATCCAGTAACAAATGATGTAGTAAAAGTTAAAAATGATATTGCTGTTAAACAATCAATTAAGACATTAGTTCTAACAGAATTCTTTGAACCACCCTTCCAAAAAGGTAAAGGAACCAGAATTAGGCAAATATTGTTTGATTTGATTACAGATGATGGTGCTGATTTACTAAAGAAAGAAATTACAAATGTGATCACAGATAGAGAACCTAGAGCAAACTTGATTGATGTTCTTGTTCAACCAATACCAGATGAAAATAGATATATAATAAAAATTATTTTTTCCATGATAAATACTTTAGAACCATTAGAAGTAGAATTGTTTGTTTCTAGAGTGAGATAAGTTTGAGGTTGTAATGTCAAATATTAAAGTAACAGATTTAGATTTTGATATCTTAAAAGAAAATTTAAAGGATTTTTTAAGAGGTCAAGAAGAGTTTCAAGATTATGATTTTGATGGGAGTGGACTACAAATACTACTTGATATACTTTCAGCAAATACACACTACAATGCAATTTATCAAAATATGGTTGCAAATGAGATGTTCTTAGACTCTGCTGTTTTAAGAGAGAGTATAGTTTCTAGATCAAAAGCATTAGGATATACACCAAGTTCAATTAAATCCTCACAAGTTGAAGTTACTTTAAGTGTTGTTGAAAAAGAACCTTATTTAGATCAACCAGCAAGTGTTGCTTTACCAGCATTTTCAAATTTCTCTGCTTCAAAAGATGGGGTGACTTATATTTTTCAAAATACAGAAGGTCATAATTTATCCGATTCTGAAGAAACTGATAGTGGTGGACGAAAAATATATACAGATACTTTTACAATCAGACAAGGTATTATGGTTGAACAGAACTTTGAGGTTAAGTTTCAAGAAGATCCAAATCAGAGATTTATTCTAGACAACCTCAATGTTGACATCTCAACTTTAATTGTTAGTGTTAAACAAAACCCTCAAAATGTAACTGCAACTTATGCTGTATCAACTTTAGCTGAAAATGTTGTTGAACTTGGACCAAATGATAATGTTTACTGGGTAAATGAAAATGAATCTGGTAAGTATGAGTTGTTTTTTGGTAATGGTAGAATTGGTAAAAAGTTGACAGATGGTACACTTATAAAAATTCAGTACTTGACAACTTCTGGTTCTGTAGGTAATAATATAGATACTGGTTTCACTTTCTCTGATGTAATCACTACAGACACTTCAAGTTATGAACTTAGGTCTATATCAAGAACCTCAGCATCATTTGGAGGGGCAGAGAAGGAATCCTCGGAAGAAATAAGGTTTACCTCACCCAAGTACTATGAAATGCAGAATAGGACTGTTACAGCACTAGATTACAAATACCTAGTTCAAAAGAAGTATCAGAACATTGAAAGTATCAAAACATGGGGTGGAGAAGATAATGATCCAGTTTATTATGGTAGGGTGTTTATTTCTCTAAAACCAAAAACTGGATTCTTTATAACTGAAACTGCTAAAAAAACTATCATAGATGATATTATCAAAGATTACAATGTTGTTACAATTGATGCTGAAATAGTGGAACCTGAATACACCTTCATAGAACTTAGGACAGAAATTAAGTATAATCTCAGAGAAGTTCCTCAAGGTGAAGAGTATGTTAAAAACTTGGTTCTAAATTCAATACAAAGTTTCAATCAAGATAATCTTGGTAAGTTTGATTCATATTTCAGATTCTCAAAGATGATTGCTAAAATTGATAACACATCTGATGCAATAAAATCAAATATATCAACTGTTAAAATAAAAAATAGATTGGTTCCAACTTTGGGGATATCTTCATCTTATGTTAGCAGATTTAATGCAGAAGTGAATTCAGGAACTTTAACTAGCTCAAATTTCACTTATGATGGTATTGTGAATTGTTTATTGGAAGATGATTCAAATGGGAATATTAATGTGGTCAGTTTTTCTGGTGATGTTAAATTATCAGTTAAATCTAATGTTGGTATAGTTGATTATAATAAAGGTTCTATATCATTAAATGGATTTTCACCAACAGAAATAACAAGTGGTGATGATTACATAGACCTAATACTGACACCCAAGAGTTCAGATCTATCTCCTCTAAGAAATCAAATATTAGAAATAGATTTAAGTTCTATAAATATTAGTATGAATAATATATCAGAGCAATTTTTGACTCAAAATGAATTTTAAAAATGACATATCAAAATAATAAAATATCTGAACTAATAGAGGATCAACTCCCCAATTTCTTACAGGAGGAAGGTCCAAAATTTGTCAAATTTGTAGAAAAATATTATGAATTTATGGAGACTTCAAAACTGGAAGTCTCTTCCACTGAGGAGTTGAATTTAATTTTTTCTTCCAGTACACCAAATGTTAAAATAAGGGCAAGTCAACAAATAGATGGTTCTGAACACACCAAACATGTTTATGCCGAAGTTCTCAATTCTTACCTTTTAGAAAATGGTAATTATGTTTTTTATATAAAAGAGAACAACCAGCAAATTCAAGTTTTGGGTGTTTCCGATTCAGATGTACACCCTTCACTAAACCCAAATGTTGGACTTTTTAATGTCGGGGATACTGTATCCCAAGAACAACCTGATGGTAAAACTGTTAAAGGTAAAGTTTTACATATATCAAATAAGACAGTTACTTTAAAAGAGACTGTTAATGGTGAAGAAGTTGATGTTGATTATACTTTCATTGATAAAATAGTTGTATTGAATAATGTTACATCTCAAAATGAGAAAGAATATTTTGGTATTTTTGATGTAACCAATACAGGTAGTGACACTTTTAATTTAGAAAATGGGACAAATTCAGTTCCAATATTTGATGTGAAATCTCAAGACTCTAAATCAACAAGAGGTTTTTTATCTGATGATTTAGTTGAAATCCTTACAGGTGATAATGGATATACTGGTGAATTGAAAGTTGTTGATTACATTCAGAATGCAACTTTATCATCAAAAAACCTGTGGAACTTACAAGACATTGACAGAACTCTTGATGATTATGTTGATTTCTTTATGAAGGAATATCTAGAAGGGTTTCCATTAACATTTCCTAATAAATTTGAAAGTACTGATATTGATGTTGCTGAATTTAAAAAGTTTTTAGTCAAACATTCCAGAGAATTCTATCAGTCAAAAGGAACAGAAGATTCTTTTAAATACTTTTTTAGAACAATTTTCAATGAAGATGTAAAAGTAAGTTATCCAAAAGATAATGTTCTAAAACCATCTGATAACACTTTTTCCAGAGCAAAAACTATATTAATAAAACCAGATGACATAACAATTATTCCAGAAATTGCTTCTCAAAAAATAGTTGGTCAAAGTTCTGGCGTGAGTGCATATGTTGAAACTATATCAAGCACCAAAAGAGGTGGATATTTTGTATATGAGATTGTTCTAAATGAATATGGTCTTTCTGGTGATTTCTTAGAAGGTGAAAATATATATTTGGAAAGTGACCCTTCAACAATTATAGGTGCAATTTACTATGGTGCTTCAAGTGTTTCAGTCAATGATGTTGAAGAATCTTTCACAGTGGGTGATATTTTTTATGTAGACAGATCTGGTGAAATTATAGATTATACAGATATTCAAAATATAGATAGGGGAGCCCTTATAGAGTTGGATGTTTGTAGTGTAAATGTTGGTAAGATAACTGACATTGAAGTTGTTAATGGTGGTATTGGATATAGTGTTGGTGACAAGTTGACATTTGATAATACAAAATGTCTTTCCCCAACTGGTCCAAGTAGACCAATAGAAGCGGTTGTTTCTGAGATAACTCAATTTGGATATTCTATTGATAATCCAAATTTTGATAGTAATATAGATGATTGGCAAGTTGAAGTCACTGGATATGCAGCCGAAGTTCAATGGTCAAATTTTTTTGGTGGGACTTTAAAACTAAATTCATTCCCACCTTTCTATTCCGGTGTATCTCAAGCAATTAATTATGATTTTTCAAGTTTGGAAGGTTTTAAATTAAAATTAAGAGTTAATGTAAAATCTTATACTGGTGAAAGATATCTTAGAATTGGGGTATATGATGATTTAACATCATCTTGGGTTGGTGTCCAATCTTTTCTTGTTGATAGAGTTGGTGAATATGAAGTTGAATTTATACCAAACCAATCTAACAATTTCTTAAATAATTCATCTATCAAAATATCTTGGGGTGGTCAGCCGCCCATAGAAGATTTATCATATAAACAGGTTTATATAGATGATGTTAGAATAGTTGCCCCTAATGGTATTGCTATTGAAAATGGTGTTGGAGTAGTAAGTAAAATAGATGTTCACTGTGCAGGTAAAGGATATATTAAATATCCAACTTTGATACAAATAGGTGGTCATGATATATCTTCTGAATCTTTTAATTTAATTGGAAATGATGTTGGAACTCTAAAACAAGTAAAAATTAGAAAAAATGGTGTTGGATATAAAAGAAGTAAAGTTGAACATTATCTTGAAGACTGGGAAGGTACACAATCAAGTCTGGTTTTAGATAAAACACAAATAGGTATTGAATTGCCTTATCTCAATCTAAAGATAACAACCCCAAGTGGAGATTTTACAGTTGGTGAAATAGTGAATCACCAAACTCTTGATGGGACTGGTAAAGTTGTATCTTGGGACTCTGGAACTGGTATTCTAGTTTTAAGAGAGTATAGTGGTGTTTTTATTAGTGATGATGATGATATTATTGAAGGTGTTGGTTCTGGTGAAACAGGAACTGTGGGTACTGCATCATACAACAAAACCAAATTTAAAATTGGAAACGGTGGGACTGATGTTTGGGCAGATCTAAATTATTCTGTGGCATCTTGGAATGATGGTATATTAAACCAACCCTATAGTATAAGTCTAGATTTGAATTCTAGTGGAACTGATGATATTGAATTAAATTTTGGTTCTATATTTGATGATGGTGGTAGATTCTTAAATAATAATAGTTTTATTTCAGATGTAAAATACATACAAGATTCTTTCTACTATCAAGTTTACTCTTACTTACTGGAATCCTCTGTTGAGGTTAGAAAGTATAGAGACTTACTGAAAAGACTTATTCACCCAGCCGGCATGAAAATGTTTGGTAGAATCTCAACTGAAACTGTTGAACAAGTTAAAATGTCTCTATCTGAAATAAAGACAAAAGTTTCAATGGTTATATGGGATTACATTGGTAAACATTCTAATAAACTTATTAGAGATTTTGATTTTTTATATAGTTTATTGATTCTGGATGGTGATGATAGTTCCCCTTATAATTTAGAATTACAAATGAGTAACACTTATGGTGACTTTGAAAGTCTGGTTGGTAAAAGTGTTCAAAATCTATCCCAAACCCTATCAGGAGTTTCTAGAATTAAAGATCAAAATACTGGTGTTTACAATTACTTGATAGGGGATCCTAATTCTGGGACATCATATACAACAGAATTGAAGGTTGGGGATTTGATGAAATTTACAAACAGTTGGTCTACTGGTGGCACTTACACAACTGTACACAGAGTGACTGATGTTGTCAGCGATAGTGTTGTAAAATTTACACCATCAACTCCAATAAACTTATCAGTTCCTATAACAGTCACATCATCTAAAGCAAAAGCAAAAGTTAAATCATGGGATAGTGATAATCAAATATTAACATTGGAAGATATTGTTGGTGATTTTTCAATTTCTACTTGGGTGATTAGAGACCCAGAGGGTGAAACTTGGAGTTCTGATAATTTTTTTATAAGATCTTATATTATTTCAGAATCAACACAAGATCTTATTGAGACAGAAGTTGATGGGAGTGATTCTGGTGTCTTGATTCCACAAATATATTATCATGGTTCATATGCTTGTGATTACTTGTACAATGAAAATACACATCAAAATTATAGATTTAAAATAAAATATAAGAATTTAAGACCAGGAACACCAAAGAACAATGACTTTTATGATCATAAAATACTAACAGGAACTGTATCAATTCCACATGATTCTAATTGTGATGGAACTCTCCAATTTTTTACATTAACTGGGGTGGGTACAGATTTTCAAAGTGAATTAATCGTGGGTGATATGATATCTGTTTTATCAACTCATGCAGACCCAGATAAAAACATTTACCAATTGTTTAAAGTGGTTAGTATAAATAGTAATACGGAACTGGTAGTAAATATTCGTCACACTGACTCAAATTACACAATTTCCAATTCAGAATTCTTAAAACGTGTTTTGATTAGTGTCTAAATACATATTAGTGAGGATAAAATGTCTAGTGTTTTAACAAATAAATTCAGAATACATAATGCTAAATCTTTTGTAGAAGGTTTTAGTGAAGCAGTACCAACTAATATTTATACTGCCATAGGGAAAGTTTCAGAATGGTCGAGTGACGATTTATACTCTGGTGCTACTGAAACAACTGGTGAACTAAATCCACCAACT